GGGCGTCCGAAATCGCGGAAAAGTTCCGTGAGTGGATGCTGGAAGTCCCCACGTTCACTCGTGAAGGGACTTCGCTATTAGGGAAAGAGACCGCAGAAATCTGTGGTATTCCCAGATGGATGACAGTGGGTCGTGATGACTACACTAAGTTTCTTAGTGCTCTCCCTCGCGATGATGAGGGAGCCTTTCATCCTAGTGTCGTGCCGGGAGAATCCCGACAAGACACCTTCTTCGACTTTGAAAATTTCAAATACGAAGATCCCATCTTCGGCCTAGATGAAGCGACTGGTTATCAGCTCCACCAGTGGGCGGTCGAGGAATTGCTTTCTACCGGTATCTTAACCGGAGACAAGCATAACCCAGAGAGTATCAGGTTCAATCCTGATAATTCTCCGTTAGTCCGTAGGACTACGATCGGCGAACCGGGTGCAAAGTCCCGGGTCGTCACTGTAGGAGAAGCATGTCTTACCATATTCCTCCAGCCCTTCTCCCACCATATTGGTGGAAGGCTCAAGGCCCATCCTTCGGCATATGCGGGTTTTACCCGTAGTGCCCAGGGCTTCGAGTATGTGAAGGCGATCCACGTCAAGGAACATCCTGACGTCGATCCGTTAGACCTGTGGATGTTATCCTCCGATCTGACAACGGCGACGGACTTCTGTCAACACGGCTATAGCCAGTCAATGCTGGACGGCCTGTTTGACGGTTTAGGGGAAAATTTCCCTTACCATCGCCTATCTTCGCAGCTCCTTTGCTCCTCTAGAGTAGTCATTGACTCGCTCGAGGGGAACTGGGAAACCAAGAGAGGAATACTCATGGGAGACCCAGGTGCAAAGTGTGTTCTAACTATGCACAATTTATGTGCAGAGTTAGAATCTCTGCTTAGATACAGGTGGGGAAAGGTCTCAGACTCCGAGCTTCTCGAGAGAACCAGACGTATGACGGAAATTCCGTCAGCCTGGTGGAGACATTTCGCATGCAGCGGCGACGACCATGTCGCCACTGGACCTGTTGAATACCTTCGGGGAATTACTAATTCCCATTCGCAAAACGGACTTTCCGTGTCATGGCCACAAAACTTTGTTTCAAAGATTGGAGCGGTCTATTGCGAAGAATTTCTCTACATTAGAGGGTATTCGTCAAAGGAGATATTCTGCAAAAAATATCTCTGGCAACTTGATTATGGAAGCCATATTCACGTTGATGCTGTTAAGCTTCGCCTTCTTTCGCCATGCTCGAAGGAGCATGAAGGGAAAGACGAGCCCAATCCCGGCATTGGGAAGGCGCACCAGATCAGTAAAGTACTGGCCTGGCTCGAATCTCCAGTTGATCTACTTAAGAAGTGGGTCTCTTGGAGGTTCTCAGATAGGTTTTCGGCACATTTACCGAAAGACGTATCGAGATACCTCCCAGTCTCACTGGGGGGTCTCTCAGCTCCAGGTTGGCACCTGGAACCTGAGAATCTTGTCGATGAGATTATCAATCTCTCCGATGAGCACTTACACCTGATAGATAAGGTACTGTCAGGTAGTAGCACCCATATGGATCGACGAGTGCTGTCTAGCTTTGCTTCAGACGCACGTGCGCGCGGGGTGTCTCAAGACGCGATCAATGATCATGTCAGGGACTTACTTTCTAATTTGGAATTAGTCAAGTCCATCAACGTCGAACAGATACAATCTGTCATTGACGTTGAAGCCGATGAGTTCAAAAGTTGGACTATCCGCAGGAAACTCGCCGCCGCTCAGGCGGCTGGTTTCATCTCGATCAATGATGCCATTAATCTGATCGAGAGGCCTTACATATTTAGGGACTTGCTTTTCCCTGATATGTCGGAAAAACATGGCTATCAGCCACGTGCTTCCTCCGCATACGAAGCTAAGAGCTGGTATGTACGGAAAAGAAAGTTCAACGAAATGTTGGACATTCAGGTTCCAGCAGGAGAGGTAAACCCTCTCTCCGCTGAGATCACCTGGTCTATTGCCATGGCGATCTCAAGTGGGACTCTGTTGGAGGTCCCGCCCTCGAATTTGCTAATTCCGAGGGAAGTAGTCGAGCTCGAAAGTCGACCTAGACTACTTACCCCTTATTAAGGGTGTCGGACCTTTCCTTTTAAGGTTGGAAGATGATTCCACCAACTCCTATCAGAAAAGTCCTGGTATGAG